TAAAATCTATGGTATGAATAGATATAATTATCAGTACATCGCTGACGAATATAAGGGCGAAATGCGATGGAACAAAAACTATATAAAGATATTCACACTTGATATAGAAACCGAGTGTGAGAACGGCTTTCCCGATCCTGATACTGCAAAAGAAACGATTATCTGTATTACTGTAAAAAATCATAGTAATAAACAAATATTGACTTGGGGAACAGGTGACTTTATATCTAAAAAAACAAATGTAACTTATGTTAAATGTCAAAACGAAAAACATTTATTATTAGAGTTTCTTAAATTTTGGTGTAAAAATCATCCCGATATTGTTACAGGTTGGAATGTAAAATTTTTTGACATACCTTATCTTATGAATCGAATGAGATTTATATTTGATAATGATACAATTAATAAATTTTCACCATGGAATTATGTCAATGCTGATAGGGTGCAAATGGGAAATAAGAACTCACAGTTTTGGAATATACTTGGCGTTTCTGTATTAGATTATTTTGATTTATACAAAAAGTTTACATATGTTAGACAAGAAAGCTACAAACTAAATTATATTGCTAAGGTAGAACTTGGCGAACAAAAGTTAGATAATCCATATGAAACATTTAAAGACTTTTATACAAAAGATTATCAAAGATTTGTTGAATATAATATCCAAGATGTTGAACTAGTTGATAGACTTGAAGATAAAATGAAGTTAATTGAACTTTGTTTAACTATGGCCTATGACTATAAAGTAAATTATACAGATGTATATTCACAAGTGCGTTGTTGGGATACTTTAATCTATAATCATTTACTTCAAAAAAATATTATTATACCACCAAGAGAAGATAACGAAAAAGATTCACAATATGAAGGTGCATATGTAAAAGATCCACAACTTGGTTTACATAATTGGATTGTTTCTTTTGATTTGAACTCTCTTTATCCGCATTTAATTATGCAATACAATATAAGTCCTGAAACATTTGTCGGCGTTGAACCTAAGGCAGTTGGTGTAGAAAACTTTTTAGATGAAAGATTAAATCTCAAATGGGCAAAAGATAAAAATGTAACTATTGCACCAAACGGCGCTATGTTTAAAAGAGATAAGCAAGGTTTTCTTGCTGAACTGATGGAGAAGATGTACACCGAACGAGTTGTATTTAAAAAGAAGGCAATCGAAGCTAAAAAAGAATTTCAAAAGACAAAAGATCCAATCTACTCAAATGAGATTTCTCGTTGTCATAATATACAAATGGCTAAAAAGATTGCTTTAAACTCAGCTTACGGTGCAATTGGAAATCAATACTTTAGATACTTTGATGTAAAACAGGCAGAAGCAATTACATTAGGTGGTCAGTTATCTATTCGTTGGATTGAAAGAGATGTCAACAGATTTATGAATAAGATTTTAAATACAACCAATGTAAATTATATTGTTGCGTCTGATACAGATTCAATCTATTTAAGACTAGATAAACTTGTAGAAAAAGTTTGTAAAGGCAAAACTACAAATCAAATAGTAGATTTTTTAGACAAGGCAGCTGAAGACAAAATACAAAAAGTAATTGATAAAAGTTTTGAAAATCTTGCCAAGTATGTAAATGCTTATGAACAAAAAATGTATATGAAACGAGAAGCAATTGCAAACAAAGGTATATGGGTTGCTAAAAAAAGATATATGATGAATGTATTTGATGAAGAAGGCGTCCGATTCGATATACCTAAACTGAAAATTATGGGTGTTGAAGCTGTTAAATCATCCACACCCGAAGTTTGTCGTGGTAAAATTAAAGACGCTATTCGTGTAATTATGAATGATAATGAAGACGCATTAATTAAGTTTGTAAAAGATTTTAAAGAAGTATTTAAAACATTATCACCTGAAGAAGTTGCGTTTCCTAGGTCTTGCAATAACATTGATAAGTATATTGAATCATCACAGATATATAAAAAAGGCACACCAATACACGTAAAAGGTTCTTTAATATACAACCATTACATACTTAAAAATAAATTACAAAGAAAATATCCTTTAATTAGAGATGGCGATAAGATTAAATTTTTAATGTTAAAACAACCTAATACGGTTAAAGATACTGTCATATCCTTTTCAACAAAGATACCATATGAATTTGATTTACATAAGTATGTTGATTACGATATGCAATTTGAAAAAACATTTACTGATCCTTTACGTTTTATACTCGATTCTATAGGATGGAAGTTAGAACGTGAGGCAACACTAGAGGCTTTCTTTGGATGATAGAATTTTTTTTACTGATGGTAATGGTACATTGGGGATATGCAACAGGAGGTATATTAGCAATTAAAACTGATTGGAGTATTCCTAGATTTTTAATTATTATATTATTGACATGGACATTAATAAAAAGTATAACGTAATATACGCTGATCCACCTTGGACATTTAAAACCTTTTCTGATAAAGGTAAAGATAGAAGTCCTGAAAATCATTATAGTGTGATGAGTTTAAAAGATATATGTAATCTACCTGTTAGTAAAATTGCAAATGATAATTCAGTTTTATTAATGTGGGTTGTTGACCCTTTATTAGATAAGGCCTTTGAAGTAATTAATGCTTGGGGTTTTAAATATAAAACTGTAGGATTTACTTGGGCAAAAACAAATAAAAAATCTGAAGGATATTTTACAGGCTTAGGTTATTGGACAAGAGGCAATCCAGAAATGTGTTTACTTGCAACAAAAGGTAAACCAAAACGAATTAGTAAAAGTATACCTCAACTAGTTGTAGAAAAGCGTAGAGAACATAGTAGAAAGCCAGACATAATATATAATCACATAGAAAACTTGTTAGAGGGACCTTACATAGAGCTATTTGCTAGAACACAAAGAAATGGTTGGGACAGTTGGGGAAATCAAACAGACAAATTTTAGTATGGAATTGACTTTAGCAATATTTTATGTTATAATGATATATGTTTTTATAGTATGGTTATTAATGAGATGGAACAATGAGTGAATATTTAAAAAAATATAATGGTCAATTACCTGTAATGGATCAACAAACGTTTGAACGTGTTACAAATGACATAGGTAAAGAACAGTTTAGATTAGATTTAGCAGAGTATATTGCTAAACATAGGCCAAAGTTTCCCTTAAAAGAAATATCTTATGAAGTAATGCGTCAGGCATTTAAAGGTTTACAAAAACAAGATGTATGGGAATATGTTAAACCATTAGAACAATTAGAAAAAAATGTCAAAGAAAAATATGACGATTACAAATATAACTTTAAAGAATATGGTTTAGGTATTATAGACGCACCATCTATTTACAATGATGTATCAAATTATTTTCATCAACATTTAAGATTAAATTGTAGTAGTTATAGTTTTAAGTCACCATTAGATGTATGGCAAAATGGTACAGCTAAAGATATATGGAGATGTTTAGGTCCTATCTGGCGAGGTATCAACGGAATGAAACCAGTAATGGTAGAAGGTAAAGAAGAATTAAGAGGTGGTAAATTAGATGATAAGAGTTATGTATCTGCCTTTAGATTACAAACATATATTGCTACACAGTTTAAACCTAATGTTGCCAAAACAATATATCAAATGACCAATGCTAAAAAAGTATTAGATACAAGTTGTGGCTGGGGTGATAGACTTGCAGGTTTCTTTGCCAGTGATGCTGAAGAATATATTGGTTGTGATCCAAATCCCAATACTTACAAACAATATATGAAACAAATAGAAACTTATAATAGTTTCTTATCCAAACCTAAAAAAGTTACAATCTATAATACAGGTGCTGAAGATTTACCTTGGTCTGAAATAAAGGATATTGATTGTGCGTTTACAAGTCCACCATACTTTTCTACTGAACGATATAACGAAGGTGGTGAAAAACAAGAAAATCAATCTTGGTTTAAGTTTAATGAATATGAAAAATGGCGTGATGATTTTTATTTACCTGTTTCAATGAATAGTTTTAAATCACTATCAGACAAAGGCCATCTGTTTATTAACATTATGGATCCTACAATTAAAGGTACAAGATATTATAGTGGTGATGAATTAGTTGATAGTTTAAAAGATCACTTTGTAGGTCAAATTGGTATGAGAATAATGCAACGGCCTAAATCAGATAAACTATTTGAAAGTGAAGAAGAAAAGGCTGAGTTTATGAATCGAATATATATTGAAAATGTGTGGTGTTTTTCAAAAGAAAAACTTGACTATTTTAGACATAGTAGAAGAGCGACCTTATTTTAAATGACTACAATAGATGTTGCAGTAACAAATTTATGTAACGCAAGATGTCCACAATGCCAGAGGACAGATGTGAATGGATTGGGTACAGTAAAAACTTTACCACTTACAACTTGGTCATTTGATGATTTTAAACGTAGATTTCCTATTAGTACATTAAATCATAATAAAGAATACAGTTTTTGTGGAACTTGGGGAGATCCGTTAATGGCTAAAGATATAGATAAAATGTGTCACTATATAATAGATAATTCAAATGCTAATATTATAATAACAACAAATGGCAGTATTCGTAAGGAAGATTTTTATTGGAATTTGGGTGTTTATTGCGGTAGAAGATTATCAATGGTCATAGACGTAGATGGTATTAATGAAGAAATGCATCAAAAATACAGACGAGGTACGTCATTAAAAAAGTCTTTAGCAGCTTTACGTTCTTTATCACAAACAAAAGCAATACCACTTTCACAATCAATCATATTTAAACACAATGAAGACTATAAAGATGAAATAGAACAATTAGCACTATCAAACGGTTCTCATTATCATCAACATTATAATTCAGATAGATTTGATAATTTAAAAAAGTTTTGGTTCCTAAATGAACAAGGTGAAAAAGAATTTTTAGAAAAAACTAGCTATGAGTAAAATTGTTTGTAAATGGAGAACTAATAATAACAGATATATGGTTAATCCAAATGGACAAGTATTTCAATGTTGTTACTTAAAAAAGAATTTTCATAAACCAGATAATGAAGATTATTTTATTAAAGGCAATCATCCTTGGGTTGATGAGTACTTAGATAACGAAGATGATTATAATTTAGATAATCGTAACTTAAAAGATATATTAGATAGCGATCTATTTAAAAAAAAATTACCAGATACTTGGAAAAATCCTGACACAGCTCCATATCCGTGCCAAAGATATTGTAAGGTAAAAACATAAATATGAGTATGGCCATTTCAAAAACATCATACAAAGACCTCAAAGAATATTGGGATTATCAAAGACTACTTGAATATAATAGAGAACTACTTAAAGCAAGATTAGAACAAATGAAAGGTAGTGTTTTTACTCAATTTGGTGAAGTTGATACTAGCGAAATGTATGATAAAATATGGACAAATATAAAAAGTGAAGATTTAGAAAAACCACCTGTAACCTGGATACCAGAAGATACAAGTTATAGATTTGAGTGGGAAGGTGAACCTGACAAAACAATTAAATTACCTAAACCTAAATCAGGTAGACCTGTAGTGTTAAGAGCTAAATATTTACAAGATGAGGATAACGATATATAAACAAAGAAAATATGAATCTTATGACTTTAAACCACAAGACCTTGACAAAGTTAAAGATTTCTGTTATAATAACAATATAAAATATTATACGATTAGTTATAATGATAAGGAGATAATTGAATATGAGCGACTTTCTAAAAGAAATAATTAAAGAAACAGGTAATGAATATGCTACACTTGTAAGTGAAGGTGTAGAAGCTGGTGATGTTGATAGTTTTATTGACACAGGTTCATATGCCTTTAATGCTTTACTATCAGGCTCAATTTTTGGCGGTATGCCATCAAACAAAATTACAGCAATTGCAGGTGAAGCTGCAACAGGTAAAACTTTTTTTGCATTAGGCATTGTAAAGGCATTTTTAGATAAAAACAAAGACGCAGGTGTGATTTACTTTGAGTCAGAAAGTGCGTTAACAAAAGATTTAGTTGAAACAAGAGGCATTGATAGTAAGAGAATGGTCATAGTACCAGTTGCAACAGTACAAGAATTTAGACATCAATCAATTAAAGTAATTGACAAATACCTTGAACAAGGTGAAGAAAAAAGAAAACCTATAATGTTTGTATTAGATAGTTTAGGAATGTTATCTACTACAAAAGAAATGGAAGATACAGCCGAAGGTAAAGAAACAAGAGATATGACAAGAAGTCAAATTGTTAAGGCTGCATTTAGAGTATTAACACTTAAACTTGGTAAGGCAAAAGTGCCAATGATTATGACTAATCATACTTATGACGTTATTGGTTCAATGTTTCCACAAAAAGAAATGGGTGGCGGTTCTGGATTAAAATACGCTGCAAGTAACATTGTATATCTTTCTAAACGAAAAGAAAAAGATGGTAAAGAAGTCATTGGTAATATTATACATTGTAAAAACTATAAATCAAGGTTAACAAAAGAAAATGCTTTGATTGATGTAAGATTAACATATAAAGACGGCCTTGATAAGTATTATGGTTTATTAGACCTTGCTATCAAACATAACATATTTAAATCTGTTTCTACTAGAATAGAACTACCAGATGGATCAAAACAATATGCTAAAACTATCAATAATGAACCTGATAAATTCTTTACTAAAGATATTCTCGCTCAAATTGACGAGGCAGCCAAAAAAGAATTCCTCTATGGCGCAGAATAGATT